AAAAGAATCAGTTGATCACTGCGGATCTCATTTGAGATTTAGAAAACATTGCCCCGACTGCTTAAGAGTAGTTGCTTTAATATAATATGGAATCAGAACAAATCCTTTACAAACTTAAAAGAGCATTAGAGAGACGCGTCAATCAATTGGCTATTTCCGTGACGTCTGGAGGGGTTGACAGTATGGAAACATATAAGTATATAATAGGACAAATTAATGCACTGGAATCAGTGCGACAGGAAATCTCTAACCTGCAAAATGATAAGGAGCTAAATGGGAAATCAGGAACCGTTATCGACCTCCAACGAGGTCTCAAAGATCCACCTTCCGAATAAGGAATTGGTGGGAGTAAAAAAATCAAAAGAAATTACTAAAGAAACTACAAAATTACCTAAACCTACTGGTTGGAGAATGTTAGTTTTACCTTTCAGAATGAAAGAAAAAACTGATGCAGGAATCTTAATCGGCACAGAAACTATTGATCGACAACAAGTGGCCTCACAGTGTGGAAACATACTTGCGATGGGAGATGCTTGTTACAAGGATAAAGAAAGATATCCTTCAGGTCCGTGGTGCAAGGTTGGTGATTGGGTGGTCTTTGCACGTTATGCGGGATCACGTATCGAAATCGAAGGAGGAGAGGTTCGTCTTCTTAATGATGACGAAATTTTAGCAACCGTACAGGATCCAACAGATATCCTGCACAAATATTAACCATAGGAGGAAACTATGCCAGACGTAGAAGAAAAAATAAAATCCAGTGAAAAACTGGTCGATATAGATACATCGGGTCCAGAAAAAGAGGTAGCAGTAGAAGAAGTAAAAGAAGAAGCTGTTGTCGAAACCAAGGACGAAGAATCAAAGATCAAGGAAGTTGAAAAAGAAGAACCAACAAAAGAAGAAGATTCTAAATTAGAAGATTATAGTAAAGGCGTTCAATCACGTATTTCTAAACTCACAAGAAAAATGAGAGAAGCAGAACGAAGAGAAGCAGCCGCTACTGAATATGCTAATTCTTTAGAACAAGCAAGAAGAGTGGATCAAGATAGATTTAACAAAGTTGATACTGCTTATACTAAAAAATTTGAGGATAGTATTAAAACTGGAATGGATTCTGCGCAAAATGAATTAGCGCGTGCCATTGAAGCGGGGGATGCTGCAGCTCAGGTTGAAGCCAATAAAAGAATTGCTACATTAGCATTTGATAATGCTAAACTAGAGCAAAGAAAAGAAGATGCTGCCCAGGAAAAACCTGTGCGGCTTTCTGACGGTGGAAATTTACCTAAACAGACACCACGATCGCTTCCTGAAGCAGATCCACAAGCTGAAGATTGGGCTGGTAGAAATAAATGGTTCGGACAAGATAGAGCCATGACATTTACTGCGTTCGAAATTCATAAGGATTTAGTAGAAAAAGAAGGATTTGATCCCAAGTCCAAGGAATACTATGTAGAAATCGATAAAAGAATTAAAGTTGACTTTCCGCATAAATTTGGTACTAATGAGATTAATACGTCCAAACCCGTTCAGTCGGTGGCTTCGGCGAATAGAAGCGTAAAACAAGGACGCAAAACTGTGAGACTCACTTCTTCACAGGTGCATATTGCAAAAAAATTAGGAGTGCCACTCGAAGAGTATGCAAAACAATTAAAACTCACGGAAGGAGCATAAGCATATGAAACAAGACGAAAAAAAAATAACTTCTCGTGCGGCGGAAACTCGGACAAAAACTGAACGTCCTAAAGAGTACAAGCCCCCATCCTCTCTGGATGCACCACCAGCGCCTGACGGATTTAGGCACAGATGGATAAGAGCAGAGTCAATGGGTTTCAATGATACCAAAAGTATTCATGGTAGATTGAGATCTGGTTATGAGTTAGTGAGAGCTGACGAATACGATGACAAATCTTACCCGACTGTCATAGACGGAAAATACGCTGGAATCATTGGAGTAGGAGGCCTATTGTTGGCTAGGATACCTGAAGAACTCGCGCAGCAAAGAGTTGACTATCAGAGAAAACAAACTGAGGGTCAAGACGAAGCTATAGATAACGACTTACTAAGGGAACAACATAAGAGTATGCCGATCAATATTGATCGACAATCTCGCGTAACCTTCGGTGGTACAAAGAAGTAAATTTTATTTCTACGGCGTAATGCCTATCATCGATTTTTAATTAACCTGTTTATAGGAAACTATAAACTTTAAGGAGTAATACTATGGCAAATAGAAACACTACTGGTTTTGGTTTGATCGCAGTGGGTACAATTGGCTCAACGCCAAGTACTCAAGGTCAAGGCAAATACTACATTGATGCGGCGTACGATAAGTCGTTGTATCAAGGTACAGTGGTTCAGTCTAAAGTCGGGTATATGAAAGTTGGACAAAATGCAATTACTGATGCAACAATCGGTGTATTGAATGGTATTTTTTATAATGCCGCTACAACTTTAAAACCTACTTGGGCAAACCATTATGCACAACCTATTACTCCAGCAAACAGTGAAGACATCACAGCATTTGTTCTCGACAATCCTTTCCAACTTTTTATGGCAGGAGTCGATGCGGCTGTTACTCAGGCAAACTATGGTAAAACATATGGTTTGACTACAGGTGATCCTGGCGGAAGTACAACTTCTGGTCAGTCATCTTCTGAAGTAATAGTAGCTGGTGTGTCTGCAACAGCTAACTCATGGCGATTAATAAGATCGGCTGAGGATCCTGAAAATGATGAAAACGCAGCAGATAGAAGCGTTATCATTTGTCAGAACCTTAACCAATTCTTACAAAATATCAGCACGGGTCCAGCTGGGATCACTTGGCAATAGGAGCAAATAGACATGGCAATATCACGAGCACAGCTAGTTAAAGAACTAGAACCAGGCCTAAATGCACTATTTGGGCTGGAGTACAAGCGTTATGAAAATCAACACGCTGAAATATACGTTACAGAATCATCTGACAGAGCTTTTGAAGAAGAAGTTATGTTATCTGGTTTTGCGAACGCTAATGTAAAAGCAGAAGGTCAAGGCATTTCATACGATGAAGCGCAAGAAACCTACACTGCACGTTACACAATGGAAACGATCGCGCTTGCTTTCGCTATAACTGAAGAAGCTATCGAAGATAATCTCTACGATAGACTAGCTTCTAGATATACAAAAGCATTAGCAAGATCTATGTCTAACGCAAAAGAAGTTAAAGCGGCATTACCTTTGAACAATGGTCTACCAGCGGTAGCTACGTTCAAATCTGGTGATGGAGTAGCATTATTCAGTAAAGTACATACGTGCTCAACTGGACCAGATGTTGCAAACACTTTATCGACTCAAGCGGATCTTAACGAAACTTCATTAGAACAAGCACTGATTGACATCGCTGCTATGACTGATGAAAGAGGATTAAGAATTGCAGCTAAAGGAGTTAAAATGATAATTCCTTCTGCAAATCAGTTCAATGCTGAGAGATTGATGAAATCTCAAGGTAGAACTCAGACAGCTGATAATGACATCAATGCAATCAACAGTATGGGAATGATTCCTCAAGGTTATAGAGTGAATAATTTCTTAACTGACTCTGATTCTTGGTACATCATTACAGACGTTCCAAACGGTATGAAAATGTTTTCAAGAACTCCATTGAGTACATCAATGGAAGGAGACTTTGATACTGGTAACGTTAGATACAAAGCTAGAGAAAGATACTCATTTGGAGTATCCGACTATAGAGGTATCTTTGGTTGCGAAGGCGCGTAAGCAATAACTGAGTAATTTTGTGGCGGAACATAGTTCCGCCACATTTAAAAAATAAAGTTATAAATACACTATGAAAAACTTCCGAGTACAAATCCGCTACCATGGCTATTATGCAGACTTCACTATGATGGCTGAAGATAATGCTGAAAGTATCGAACAATCTATCCTTGACAAAATAGGAAAAAATGAGGTATTGTTCGAGTCTGATGGATTTACGAGAAAAAATCGTAAATGGATAACTTATGAGGAAGTTATAAATGACACAAGACCTATACAAACACAAGAAGTCCTTGGAGTTAGATTGGGAACAGGAGTATAATGAATCAGGTAGGTATACTCTTAACATGGTAAAAATTGACGACAAGATTAGAGAAATCGTCACTGAGATCAAGTTAGAAGAAGCAAGAGTTGCTCACCGTGTTAACAAAATTGAAGAATCTAAGGCTGAAGTCTCGATAGCCACTTAAGCGCTATCAAAAATCATACAAAACCCACAGGATCACTTGCGCCAAATTTAAATTTGGGGTATAGATTAGCTACTATACAAATTTAATAATAAAACTTAAATGTAGACGCGTATAGTCGACATTCCTTAGGGACTACATTTAAATATTCTAGGAGGAATATAACATGGCAAACACATCGTTTAATGGTCCAGTTAGATCCGAAAAAGGATTTCAACAGATCAATAAAGCCACTAGCACAGGAGTTATAACATCAAGGTTTCTAGGAACGAAACCTGATTTAACTAGCTTAACTGCTACATCAGTGGCAACAGCGGGAACATTAACTTATACAGCTAATGTAATTACGGTTAACAACTTCACTGGGGCGGCAACACAAGCTGTTACTTTACCCTCAGCGACAGTAGGAACTTATGTAGTTCATGCTCAATCAGATGATTCAACTGGTGGTACAGCTGTTCTTACTTTTACATGTGCAGGATCTGATGTTTTTAGAACTGGTTCAAAAGTGGAAAGTAGAGCCACTGGAGCGGTTCAAACTATAGATACATCGATAGCAGATGAAACGGTATTAACGTACACACCTGCGAACGCAGCAACTAATAGTTTAACTCATGGTTGTTATCTGTATTTTACTTGTT